TTGACCTTGCGTTACTGGGATAATATCTATGTAACCGCTCTTGAGCTGCAAATGGATTACAAATGAATGCTCGGTAGATAGCTTGCAAGGCTGCGAGCCTGTGATGTTTAAGCCATTCCAAGCGAGCACCTCTCCCGACAAGATTGCTTGTGATGGATCACCAAAAAATATCGGTGGCAAGCGAGTGTCATCAACTACCGCTACAGGGTCGCCACTACCAACTAGCTCACCCTCAGCGAAACATGAGAAGCGACAATTTACAGATTGAAACTGAATCTTGTTCCAAGCACGCCACGCAACAATATGCGCTTGCTGCTTATAAACAATCCCATAGCCTTCAATTTTTTTCGGATTAGTGATTTGGTCATTAGGAATTTTCAAAGTTTTTTCAATCCATCCAGCTTCACTATCAACGTATGTCATTTCCACACCGTCATAATTGTTTTCTGGTTTTGTTCGGATTGTCCTAACTTCTGTACGAGCCTTCTTATTTCGATGATTGAATAATAAATAAGGCTCTCGACCCGCTCGCTCAAGTTCAAAGTAAATCTGACGATTTATACGGCGATCATTACAGCAAGAGACACCAGCCAACATTCTTAGAATCTCTTCAAATGATTGATTAGCATCATCAATTGTGTAATTAAACTCAGCCATCTTTTCCGAGCCGAAATAATCAACAACCTCATCAAAAACTGAATAAAGTTTTTCGACATTTACTTCATTCAATGTTCTTCGTCCAATCAACTTATGCAAAGCTAACTCAATAACTAGATCAGGAATAAATCTGGAAGGTATACGTGTATCTGATTTAATCCCCCCCCTGTATGTATAAACTAGACTTTCTGCTATACAGTTTGTCATTCGGCTATCAATGGCCGTTGCCGCACGTGTTGCTTGTGTACGCTGGCGAATTAAAACCCGGTTGTCATATACAAGCTTAGATAAATAATGATATGCATAAGCTGTATAAAACTTGGTTTCGTCTGAAAGATCTACAGCATCACCATTATCATTTGTACGGCGTGCGCGAAAACGTACGGCACCAGTAAATGGCAATGTAATCCACATTGAACCGCCAACACTATCGCGGTTATTTGCTTTACCATTCAGGCGTATTGTTTGGTTATAAACATTGCCTGTTGGGTTTCCGTTTACTACCTGTTGATATTCAACATAAATATCAACAAACTTAGCATCAGAACCTTGATAAATACCATTAAGAGCTTGGAAGTTGAGCAGCAACCCAGTAGCTTTTGCTGACTCAATCGTAAACCATCCAATATAGTTTTCCTGACTGCCTCTCAACTTAATGGTACCGGTACTGGTTTTCTGATCCGTTAAGTCTGCAAGCTTGTTCCAGTCATCATTCACAGCACTTGGGGTAGCTAAAGAAATTTGCTTGTTGGCTATATCCACGCCAGTTACTACGTAATTACCATCCAAGAAAATATTTGCATTATTAGCCGTAAGATTTGCTGAAATATTAGCAGTCAATACTTCTGTAAGATTTGCAAAATTTGAATTAGTTGATACAGGATTCTTTAAATGAATTGTATAAATACCCGATTCATATGCAATAGAATCAATATCATATAAACCTGCAAGATCTAGTTGACCACGCACAGGATCCGTGACAAGCAAAGAAGTCACATTGATTTTTCGGTAATTTTGAAAATCAACAACGGTTTGGTTTGAAGCAATTGAGAACGTATTATTGGTATTGTCTACTTCAACTTGTCCAGTAATAGCTAAGTCATTAATACCAAAATTCGCCCCACTAATAATTAACGAATCGTTAATATCAAAAGCATTGAATCTATCTGCTGTACCTTGATTATTTGCCTTAATTAAATTTGGATACTGGAAATAAATGTCACTCGCTTCAATACGTGTGCTATTTGGCGGCAAAAGAGTTTGTCCGTTAATAGAAGCATTTTGACGAGCAATAACTGGCGGCTGGTCAAATGTATCACCCCACTTGTAAATCGTTTCATTACCCACTAAGGATTGATTGTGTCCGTAAGCTGAAATGCTTGTACCGGGTATTTCTTGTATAGGAGTATCGCCAGATTTAAAGTTAGAAACTTGAACGGGGTTTTCACAAATACACATCAAAGATTCTTCAACTTCTACCCCATCTTTAAAGTATTTGATGACTGGAGCAAAAAGATCTGGAATAGCCTTAACACGCCCCAAAATGAAAGGTATACGTTGTTTTAAACGCTGGCGGTTCTCTGGATCTGATAAGTTGTTGTTGCTTGAACCAGACATTGAGCCGTTATTGCTCATGTTTGGCTTGGGAACTTTAACCAAAGCAGAAACAGCAGAACCTAGAATCTTCGTAGCGACCCATGTCACAAATGAGCTTAATTCACCCGGATGACAAACAATACTGCAGTCATCTGCAATTTCGGTTAAGCGCGCAATTGATGCCTTATCTTTTATTGATGGTGTTATGTCATTTTCCGGGCAAGGATTACCGAGATAAATTTTTGCTTGAGGAAATTGTTTTTTTACTTTAAGAAATTCAAACAGAATGTTATCTGTATCGATTACATCAACTTCGTTCTTGTTGAGAGAGTTCTGGTAAAGATAAATTTGGCTCATAATATCGAATCCGACTAAAAATACTATTCGCCTGCTCTACAGTGATTCTCTGCGGCCCGCGTTCGATCAAATGGAAAATTCGACCTTGAAAAAAAAGCCCGACATGCGAGCTTTGATCTAGGTAAGTCATTAAGACAATGCAGCCGTCTTTGGGCTTTTTGATGTGCTTGTTTCTGTGAACTGTATTACGTGATGTTTTTATTGATTCCTGTAATGGTCCAGTTAAGCCCAAGAAGCACGGCGTGTAATCTTTCCCAAAGATGACCTTTGCAGCCAAGATGACGAAATGCACGCAATGGAACTTTTCTGGATCATAGACACAATAAAAAAGCTGACGAATATTCATGAGTAAAATCCCTCCAAACTAGGATCTGTACTTGCTGAATAAATTTCACCGTTACCTGAATCATTCAAACCCGGAGCTTGCGCCTCAAAGCTAGTGCCTTTCCAATCCCTCGTAATTACAATAACTTCAAGCCCTTTAGCATATGTACACGGTAGGTCATATTTGCCGATAACATATGCTCTATAATTCAATATAGGTGGTATTCGAACTGGGTCTTTTAAAACAAGATCAACCAAGTCGGGGATTTCAGATCCTACATCACCGATAGCTGCCGTAATTTTCTGATCCAAATTCTCCTCTTCATTACTCCGTGTAATATTGAGGGGAGCAAAAGAATAGGTAAAAGTCTGCCCATCCTCATGTGTTAGATCCATCGGATCACTACTATTCACAATATATCGAAGTACACGAGGCCAATTGGGGTGTGATACTTCGATACATTCAAGCAAGCCAACTGGCCCGGATGACTGGTCTAAAACTGCTAGCATTTCATCAGTAATAATCATCACTAAACTCCTGTAGCTTTCGGGAACCATTCATTTGGTACTTTTTCAATTGTGCCTATAACTGCCGGGCCTCCATTTTGCCAAGCCTCAATAATGTCCCTGTCATTTTCATGATCACGGGGAATAGGCTTGATTCTTAGCTGAAAACTGAGTTGAAGGATTTTCCCGTCTCGCTCTACTTCCTTTGGGCGCGAATCTGCAACAAACCTGCACTCGCACTCCTCTAGCCTTGCATTGTCTAATGCGAGCCTCCAAAGCCAATTACTAGGTTTGTACTGCTTGTCACGCCAAAAAGCCCAGAAATACTCCTTTTCATCCTCGTTATTTAGAGAGATAGAAACGTTTACCGTGTGCCAAGCTCCTACAAAAAAAGGGACCTGTCTTGGAGGCCCCCCTTCTGTTTCTTGCTCTCGCAAATTGTTGCCCGGTGTAAAGTCATACCCCTTTAACAACGGGCAGAGCATGAACTTATCCAATTTTTACCCCCTGTTTCTTGAGATATTGAAACTTTCCTGCATTGCTTGGCTGTACTTGCTGTTTGGGTTGTATACATCATCAATGGTCACATACACCTTCCCATCATCACCAACATTCGTTTCAACATTTGCTTTACTGTTGTTGTAAACCACAACTTGAGGTCCGCTATCTTTTTG